GATTGGCAGCACGTCGGCAAACCAGGACGTGACGACAAGGGTGCAGCCTATGATGTCGATGACGACGGTGACGTTGACTACGAAGTCGAACTGACCGACAAGTATATCCAAGCGGCTAAGAACTACTTGGAGAAAGCCGGTCACACAGTCCATATCTTTTCAGAAGGTTGGTATAGTGCGCGTCACTACCGAGCGAACGAACTCGCTCATGAGAATGATGGACCTGTAGCTTACGTTGCCTGTCATATGAATGCTGGGCGAGGTAACTACGGAGCTACTTTTTACGATATCCGTTCGGCTGGTGGCAAACGATTGGCCAAGACCGTGGGGTCTACGCTGGGCAAAGCCTGTCCAGAGCTTCGTCGCATTGTGGTGAAAGGATCTTCAGTGACTACATGGTCACGAGTATTTGGCACGATTCGTGGTATATTCTCTGGGCCTGCGAACATATCAGGCATGTGTTTTGAGCCTGCATTTATGGATACACCAGAGCACAAACAGCTTCTGACCGATGAAGGGCTGGAGCGCATCGGAGAAGCATTGGCCATAGGCATGCTAAACTGGGCAAGTGGAGGAAAAATCTCATGATCGCAAAAGGTATAGACAAACTATTCGGGGATCAACGTCTTTCATACCGACGAATCACAGCATGGCTGGTTGGTTGTGCGGCCCTTCCTGTTGGGCTTATCGACGGTGAACAGTTCGTTTTGTTGACGGTGACCTACATCGGGTCCGACTCTGCGGTCAAGGCTCTTGCGGCTTTCCGGGGTGGCAATGGGTAGGATCACCGACCTTGATTCTCTCATCATAGCCGCTGTTATGCTGTTGATAGTCGCTCTCGGAACCCTGAAGTCCATCAATGGTGCCTTTCGGAAAAAGGAAGCACCCAAAAAGCCTGAACCACCCAAGCCGATTGGTGTTGTGAAAGCAGCCCATGCGGTAGTGGATGCAAAGGCAGAAGAAGAACAAGGCGAGATTAAGGATGCGTTGGAGAGCACTGATCCGGGTAAGGGATTGGCCAACCTGATCAACATGCGGAGGCGAAAGTGATGTGGGGTTTGCTTTGGATGGCACAATCGTTCGCGAACGACTTGCCATTGCGACCAGAACCCCCTATGCCTGTGCCTGGGGAGTGCTCCGAGGCAACTTCACTGTCGCCGGGTGTCAGTGTCGATTGCAAAGCGGTAGCACTTCCCCTTTCCACCGTTGCAGACTTATTGGCTGTCGAAAAATATGCAGACCACTTATTTTCCACGAGCAAACTACTTCTTGCGGAACAACATTACGAACTTCAGCTTGCTCAATATCGAATTGAGTTCTTGGAGACGGAGTTGACGGTTGCTCGACAGCCTATACCAGTGCTTCAGCGCACCGAGACGCACTTAGCCATGGGGGTTTTAGGTGGGATCGCAGTTACTGTTGGTGCGGGCTGGGCATTGTCTGAGGTATCGAAATGAAGTCACTTTCAGAAAAGATTCATCAAGCTTTCACTGCCGTCCTGACCGCTACGGTCATCGGTGGGTTTACAATGGTGGTGGAGACACACACTCGTCTCGCTCTTTTGGAGAACAATGTATCGTCATTGGAAAAAGCTTTGGATGACTCGAATCAAATGGCAGTCCAAATCGTCCAAGAGATTAGTCGCATTCACCCCAGACAGTAAGGAACAACCATGACAAAATCATTTTGCATTGTACTCATTGCGTCCGCTTTGGCAGACGACGCCCAAGTTCCTGAAGACGTGGTGGAGTCGTTGCCCGTGGCGCATGCCACCCAGGTTGACACAGCGGTAGTTGAAGCAGAGTTGTTGGCAAATCAGATGTCGGACATTCTTGCGAGACTGAAAGAGATCCCCACCGATGGAGACACAACATCGGTTCCAATCCAAAAGGTCGTTGCATCATCAGACGATGAGGAGAAGAAGTAGATGGCGCTTTCATCAACCCCATCCATTACCTACATCACCAGTCGAATGGTGAAGGAAACTGATGTTAACAGTACACCCAACGGCAACATCACTGGGACCAACTCAAAACTATACTCGTTGGATTTGAACAACACGCATTCGCAAAAGGCTTATTTCAAGATCTACGATCTGGGTGCGGTGACATATGGAACCTCCACTCCCGATATCAGCATTCCTGTTCCGAATGGAACTCGGCAGACGGTAACAATTGCAGAAGGGGTTTCGTTTACAAACGCTGTGTCGTGGGCAGCGAGTCAGGGACCAGCCACTCTTGCTGGTTCAGCCCTTACGGGTGGTGCCCTTGTCGCTATTGCAACACTAATCGATTAGGATACTCCCATGGCCACATCAACCTTTGGAATACCAGCGGCGTTTGGAGCAACCCAAACAACAGAGACGGATGCGGCGGCAGTAGCAATTGCCGTTAAGGCAAGTTCTGGCACGCTCTACAGTGTGGAGATTGATAACACTCAAAACACCATCAATAGTTTTGTGAAGATCTACGACATTGCAAGTGGCGGCACGACGGTTGGAACCAACAATCCAGATGTTGTTCTGAAGGCTCCGGCATCAACGAAACTGACCTACCACTTCAGCCAGGGCATTGCTTTCGGTACTGCAATTACCTTGGCCTGCCTCAACACTGCTGGCACTGCTGGCACCAATGGCCCAGCGTCAGACGTTGCCGTTAAACTCGTGTATGATTGATCAATAGTTTCTTTCCGGTTGGTTGGAAAGATGCCCCCCTTACCAAAGCACTCAGGTAGGGGGGGCTTTATTGTGACCAGACACAAAGACTAGAATGGAACGTCTTCGCTGTTAAAGACTGGTTGCTGCTGGTACTGCTGTTGTTGTGGCTGTTGCTGTTGCTGTTGTTGTGGCTGCTGTTGATACTGCTGCTGTCCACCGTGTGATTGTGGGGGCACAGGAGGCCTGTAACCGTTGCCGTTGCTTGGCGGGGGGTATGCACCCTGATGCTGACCTTGGTTGGGGTTGCCGAGGTCTTGAGAGCCAGCAGAGGCTTGCACGTTTCTGGTAACTACGTTTGTGCTCCAGACTGTCTTTCCATCCTTATTCTCATAAGAACTCCGGTTCAACTCTCCTTCCACATGAATCCACATTCCCTCTTCCATGTGCGGCAGATGGCGAATGGCGTTGCCAAACACGACGCACGTATGACCCGTGGTGAATGTTCGACTGCCATCATGCGATGGCTTTGTGGTTTCGATGTTGAACTTCCATGACTTCTCGTTTTTCCAAATCTTGGTAACGATGCCAACCAGTGTGACGTGGTTTACACAAATCATTTCTCTTCCTTCGGTGCATATACGCGCACCTTTGTGGTTTTTTGGAGCCATTTGCTTTCTTCTGCCACCGATGTTGCTCCGGGGTAACAGTGGCGAAAATAGTTACAGTAGTCGCAGGGGAACTTGAGTTTCCCCTCATACTTTCCTTTGGACACAGGCTTGTATGGACGAGGTATATCCTCTACGGAGGATGACATGTTGATCAACTTGAACCGATCCATCAGATATTCCTGATGCTCTCTGTCCACCGGCAACCACTGTCCCACGATGGGGAACAGTCTCCACCATTTGCCAGTGTCGTCATCCATCACAGCATCCATAGCGGTGACGGTCTTTCCGAATGCCATGACGTATGCCCACTCGAACGGACGACCTGTCATCTGTTCCTTTGCCAGCATGTACGCTTGGATTTGGGAATAGTACGAGTCGCTTGCGTCCAGTCCTTTGTTGCGGAACATCTTGAATCCGTAGTCACTCATGGATTTCAACTCGAACAGACAGTCGATTGTCTCTTCATTGTGTTTGACCTTGAGGCAACCATCCGGGTGACCAGGAACCCGCAAGGTTCGTTGTCCATCCAACACCACATCTACAAACACGGTCTCTTGGTCTGCGCCTGCGTTGAACAGTTCGATGTACTCATCTTCTGCGGCAAAGGCTTCGCGGGTAGCTGCAACCAACACCTGTTCTGTGATGTCTCCAATGGAGAAGGTGAGGATGCTTGCGGCATCCATCTCGTGTCCATTCGGATTCCAGTGGTGGTGGTCATAGCCAAGCGCACGTAGGCATTTGCCCGCTGCGCTGAGACGAAGACCGCTTGAACTCCCTCGTGTCTCCAGTTGACGGAGAACGATTGAACCAATCTTTGCGGTGTCGTGCTGCGTCAAAAGAGGTCCAGGGTTTTCAAGCCTGTTTCGGACCATGCCTGCAATGTCTGGTAGCCAGACGCCATCTGATGCTTGTACTAGTTCCATGTCTATTCCTCGTCCAGTGGTAGGATTATTTCTACGATGACTTCCAGTCGTGGTCCCTCAGTTGAGTCTTGCGCGTTGACCATAGCCATCCGCCCAAAGATATGGACCAGTCGTGGGTCATCTGGGTCTGCTGCAAACTTGAGAACCTCCTGTGCTGCACGACCCATAGCAATGACGGGAACGTACAAGTCCCACAGTGGTCGCTCCACGCTGGGGTTGAACAGGGTGCATCTGACTTTGATGCCAGAGCCTCTGGACTGACCACAGTGTTCAACGTTTTTGATGCAGCCAATGGCGCTTATGGTTGCGGGGAATTTGTGAGAGACTCTCATGACCCACCCCCTTGGATTCGCCATTCAGCATAG